AAGTTTTAAACTATAATTGAACAACAATGTACCAAGAAGCTATTGAACAAGCCGGCCGTGAGATGAATATCTTTGAGTTTGCCAAGTGGTCTCTGACCTGCCCTAGAACTGAATTCGGTCTTCTTCAGCCGAATCCTGAGTGTGAGCGCCTTGATGCCGCACTAGCTGCAATGTGCCAGCCAGAAGAAGAAGAATTTGAGGATTTTCCAGTCCTTCCTCGCCCTGACCGTATTGACGACATGAACGCAATTACCTTCATTGATGAACAACTACTCGAGAATTTATTCGAGTTTTATGAAGGAGACAGACATCGATTTGACAGCGATATATATCAAGTGGGTAGTCAGTATAGCTCAGGTGAGTATAGCCCATGCTTTAGTCGCAGCTATCACGCAGGTCGCATATACGGTTCTGGACATTATGGCGATGATGAACAAGAGGCAAGATATCAATCCTTCATTAAAGACCCAGATATGGTATTCGAGGTTCTGGAGGAGTATAATAACCGCCAAAATCATTACGACATAGAAGAATACAGTTTTGACGACCTTCAAGAAGAACCCAAAGTTATGCGTATAGCTCCTCGTCCTACAGAAATCGAGGAAGGAGAAATAGTCGAGGATGTATATCCTCATGACCTTCTAGAACCTGAGCCATTTATTAGAGCACCAGTTATAAGTTATGAGGCAGCGATGATTATGGAAGAGGAATTCTACGAAGCCCACTGGGAGAAGGAATATCAAGAGCCAAGTACTCTATGGGACATACAAGACCAGGAACGAGAGAATTATGAAGAATATTTACTTGAGATGGCCGAACAAGCGGAAATGGATTATGATGATGATTGGTAAGTATATAATTTATATGTGTTATGTGTTATGTGTTATATTTATATTTATATTTAATTTAAGGGCTGCCAGTAAGGCGTAAGATGACATAAGTTAACCTTTTTTATAAGCCATATATTGCCTTATAAATTTTTAGTAGACGCATTTAGATAAGTTTTAAAAAAAAATTGAAATACTTTTTGTTAACAATTGTAAGTCATAAATAAAATAATTAACAAGTTTCAAGCTAACGTTTAAGTTTAAAGATGTCTTACAAGTTCAACAACAACAAGAAAGTCGTTTCCAAGAAGCCTTTCTGTAAGGTGTGCCACGATGCTGGCAAGACTGAGGCAGAGTATACCTCCCACTTTGTCAGGTCTCTTCCTGACTTCAATGGTAATACTAAGGTGACATGCCCTATTCTGGCTGCCACTGAGTGCCGTTATTGCTATAAGCTCGGTCATACTACGAAGTTCTGCCCTATTATTGAGGAGAACAACAAGAAAGCCAAGAAGGAGAAGTCGGCCGCAATTCAAGCTCATAAATCAGAACAAAGAGCTGCCTATGCTGCCAAGCCAGTTGCCGCTCCAGTGTCAAATAAGTTCGCAGGTGCCTTTGCTGCGTTAGCTGATGATAGCGATGACGAGAAGCCAGAGCCTAAGCAGGTAGTAGCTGTAGAAGCCGTAGTAGACGATTTCCCTGCTCTATTTGGTTCGAAGAAGGAAGCCGCTCCGGTTACAAAGGCTACTGTAAGTTGGGCTGCCATGGCTGAGAAGCCTGCTGCGCCTGTATTGAAGCCGATTGTCAAGCCTACGCCTCAAATTGTTACCAAGAAATGGGCTGACTATAGCGACAGCGATACCGAGGAAGACGAAGAAGAGGAAATCGGAACTCCATTGGTAAGAACCGATTCTGTCTACAATAATGCGCCGTGCTACGCTTCAAGATCATCATGGGAGGATGATGATTGGTAAGCCGACTAAGCCAACAAGGTAAGTATAAAATATATCATATAATTGTATTTAAGTTTTATGTAAATTTAATTAAATAAATAAAAATAAAAGGCGGCTACTTAGCTGTCCTTTTTTTCCTGCTGTTGCCTGCTGCTCTTAGCCTGTATGGTCTGCTGCCTGCTGCTGCTCCTTATAGGCGAAAAACCCGGCACCTATTAGAAGCCAAAGTGACGGCGATTTAAGTAGTTAAGTTGACGGATGGCATGGTTACAGGGTGAAGTCCGGATTACAGAGTGACAGACTACTCCGCTTCAAAATTTCTCTCTATCTTTGATTTCTAACTTTATTTTTTAATCATTACTTTTAAATAAAATTGACAACAAACTATAACACAATATATAATTCATAAATAATACAATGTCTAATCTCGAATTTATTTTAAACCCTTACGTTAGACCTGTTTACATAACAGCAACTAACATGATCTTACCTATTATAAATATTTCTCTCTATTCAATAAAAAAATTTATATTAAATATGTTAATCAAAATACTAGATATATGTTATTTATTTATTACTATTATAGGATTATTAATTATAATTTCAAGAACACTAGCTATAATATACAAAATTTGTAAAATTAAATAGATACATATTTATCAGAACCAGCAGCATGTCTAAGCGTATATTTTGATGAACTTTTCCAATCAAATCCAGTTGTTTTTTCAGACATAACATAAATATCACCATGTTCCAAATTATCAAATGTAATAACATCACTAATTTTCTCATTATTTTTAAACCAAGCATAACACAAAGGAATCGAAGCACCTAATCTTAAAGCTAATACTTTTTTCCTCTCTGAATCACCATGATAACCAATACCACATTTTTTATAATCATAATAATAATTACCTTCCGCCTGTAAATTATGACCTTTTTCTCCAATAATATCACCAATTTTCTCTCTAATTCTTTTTAATAATGGCACTTCATTAAACGCATAAATACGACCCATACCATTTTCATAATCAGGTTCTTGATGTTCTTCACCAAAACACAAATTATGTCGAGCATGTTTATTTACAACACGTCCATACATAAATGCCTTCGTATCCTTTTCCAAAACATCTTGCTCATTAAACAACAAATTCGCACCTTCTTCTGATTCTAATAAAGAATTCACAGCATTTTTAATAATTAAAATATATGCTGGATTCTTTGCTTGCGCATCTTCTTCTAAAAGCCAATGTAAATTAACAATATTACACTTACTACCTTTAGATTCAAACCAATCTTTAATTCTATTCAAATCATCAAGATTAAATCCACAATCAGATAAATTCCCAACTTTCTGCATTCCCTTGTGATTCTCGGCCACATCACCGAATGTAATTGAAAACGTCTTCGAAAAACTCATTTCTAATTTTAATTATTGATTATTAATTAAAAAATAAATTTATAATCAATTTTATTATTAAATTAATTAGAACAAATATTTATACAACAGAATTAATTTCAGCAAACGCCTCGTCCCCTTGGTCATCCGAATCCTCTGCCTTAGCCTTTTTAGCCTTCTTCTCTTTCGGAATTGTTCTCATAACAAACTCATCATCGAAACCATATTGAACACAACCATAAGCAAACGATATATCCTTAAAGATTTCATTACAATATTCTCTCACACCATTAAATTCACTCATAAGTTCATCAAATTTATCCTCGCCAGGTTTAGATTTTTTTATATTATCAATAATTCTAAATACAATATCAGTGGCAGCAGTAATCGAAACTTGAATAACCTGACTAATCTCATTATTCTTTCTATGTCTTTTATCATTTCTTTGAACCATAATTTTAAATAGATCTTCATCTATTTCATTACATAAGTATTGTATACGTAATTCCTGATTTCTTTCAAGATAAAGAGTTCTAAATTGAGGTAACTCTATTCTTTCATTATGAATCGTGCGTCTAATAATATTAGAAAGCTGATCACCAGCTTTGTTTAAACGATGATAACGCATACTCCAATCATATCCACCAGGTACATTATTATCATAACATTTCAAAAACTTTACATGTTTTCCCCTAACAATAGCACTATTAAAATTATCTATTGTATGATGACTCAATTCTTGACCACACTCAACATCACCAGCTGCCCTAGCAAGTCCACCATTTTTACGTTGCCATTCATAATAATGAGGATTATGAATATTAGTTTGAATAGCTCCAGTCTTCCAACTAAAAGCAGTATGACATTGTGTACACCACATTTGGTCACATCCATCAATTTTAAATATTTTAGTTTGACATTTAGGACAACCTTTAGTATCCTTCTCTAAAAGCTTAGCAGTCTCAACCAATTCAGGATTACATGTATGCTCACAATCTCTATTTGGTCCCTTTAATTCATGACAATCCGGACATGTCCACTGCTCGCAAATACCACATTTCCATTGACTACTTAAAAACCCACGACAATCTTCAGCAGAACATGCTCTAACATAATTAGATGCTTTTTTAGAAGACGTATCAATCTGATCTATATATAAATTTCTCTCTAACTGTCTCTTTTGAACATATAAATCCTGAATTAATTCATCAAGATGAGCCATTTCTTTTCTAATATTTGCCTTTCGAATTTTTTCTTCGATAATAGGTTGAGTAGCAGGCATTAAAGCTTTTTCTTGGTCAAATAAAATCTCTTCTAAATGATTCTTAAATTTAGTATTAATAAAGACATTAGTAAAATTCTCTCTAATAAATTTTCTAGACCATTCCTTAGCACAAGTAGTATTCATACATTTGGGAATTGTTTCAGATAGAATGTAAGTCTCGCAACAAGTTTTACAAGCAGGAAACTCACAATACCCACAACAAATCTTCTCTCTTGTGCTCTTATTATACGAATCGCAACAAATGTTACAATATTCTTTTGACATTTTAATTATAGTTCTTACAGATAAATAATTCTTTACAATATAATTTATTGTTTTGCTTAAAAAATAAATCAATTTTAAATAATATAAAAAAAGGACAATTTTTACATTATTAATTAGATAACAAAACCAAATATATTATTTATTTTTACTGGCCAAATAATTATGACACCACTGAAGTATTTCTTGTTCTTCTTGATAAGAATAAATTTTTACATTATCTTTTCTCTCAACAACAGAATGTCCAATATTTTTATCGAAGAAATTAGTATCAATATGTTGCCCATATCTGGTGTCATCAAATGTTTTTTGTTCAAACGCATCATTAAATTTTCTCTTTCCAAGAATAGAAACTTGTGATACTAATGGAGGGCTATATTCATCAAGCTCCTCAATCATTTGTCCTCTTGAATTAAATTTAGGTTGGGCTGACATTGTTTAAGTTTACGATTGTTTAAGTTTACGATTGTTTAAGTTTACGATTGTTTAAGTTTACGATTGTTTAAGTTTACGATTATTTATACAATATAATTTATTATATAAAAGTATTTCAATTTTTTTATAAAATAAAAAAGAGTGGAAACCCTTTTTAACTTTTAAATTAATTAATTAATATGATTAAAATGAATAAAATTTATGTTATATATTTTTATATTTTTTATACGCTTACACTTCGTCATCCTCAACAACAAAGAACACTTGCCAAAGGATACATAGTCTGTTTTCCTTCTCGTCAATATACACCTGCCAGCATGACTTTTTCTTGAACTCCTCTTTGACATCCATAAGACCGTACTTTCTATCCTCTCCAAAAGCACTGACCACATCCTCAATGTGGATTTTGTATGAGCGGGTGGTATCAACCCCAGGACAAGAGATTTGGAAACAAGGAGAGTTTTGAATAATGCTAAGAAATTCAGAACGTGACTCATGACTAGCATAGGTGTTGACCATACACTTTCTGATAAACTCGATTTTCTTGGCAGTATCCATACTCTTAATTCGCTCGACAAATGCTGCGGACGGGAGTCCAGTAACTACAGGAACCCTCTTGTGAATATCAGGGTTATTATTCTGGACAGCAACTGCATCAAGATTAACCATATTGGAAGCGTGAATTTTGGAGACTTTAGCTTTGACATGACCATTAAAGGACTTGATACGAGTTGAAGAGTAGTCAACCTTTCTGAAATCACATCCCTCGTTAAACCACTGAACATAGGCCTCAATTGATTCTCTATCTCCGAAGTGAACAGGTCTCAAAGCAGGGTTAATCTCATCACCTTCGTACTCGAAGTTGTCGCAAAATCTGCCGATAAGACCTTGAGATGCTGTAGTTACATTTCGAGTGTTAGGTACGTATTCATAAGAGCCTCCAACATGAGTGCGAACAAGGCGCTTAGATGCTCTCCAGAAGCCCTTAATGAAGATAATAGTGTGGTTATCAGGTGGTGAACTCATGACTCTGTCAATATCAAGAACTCTGGACTCTGAATCGTGTCGAATCTCAGACCATCCAAACTCGGCAATTGCTTTGCGAATATTGCCCATCCACTCAAGTTTTTGAACTCGAATTGGGAAGAATTTTTTGCTGGAATCCTTGTATCGGTCTTGGAAGAACTGAAACCATTGCTTAACAGCGTCGTAGTTGGAAAATGAAGGTGCTTGCTTGATACGGTCTTCATCAATCATAACCTGAAATCCCTTATAAGAAGGTCCAGGGAGAAGTCGAACAACAGCGGCTTTGTCACCCCAGGCTTCGATATCCCAGCCGACAGACTCGGGAGTAGCAGAAATGTCGAAGAGCCGAACATGACGAGACCTGACAACGTTACAGTCATTAAGCGCAGCACCACGTAGTACCTTAGAAACAGTCATATTTTTCTCCGAAGCCACATGGCACTCATCGGTGATTAAAATGCCATTAGTAATCGAAGCCAAGTCATCCTTATGCCTATTCAATGTGCTGCGATGATGAATGTTATCTCTGAAAGAAGGCAACATCTTAGCGCGAAACTGCTTTGTCCACTCAGTGTCATCCATACCGGAAATAATGTGGATATTTTTAGCATCAACACATCTTTCATCATCAGGATGAATAGTAAGTAGCTTTAAGACCTCAAGAACTGTTCCGGTCTTTCCGGTTCCAGGTTGGGCAACAAGCATAACAAGCAATTTTCCGGTGTCAAAATGACCTAAGCACTCACAGGCGGCTTCTTTTTGGTTGTCGTAAACGAGTCTTCTGCCCTTTTCGAGCTCTTTTTCCTCTTCTTGGCGGTAATCCATACAAATTCTCTCGCGCTGGTGCTTAAGAGTAAGTCTGGACATTTTGTTAGTAATAATAGTAATAGTAGTTTGAAACTTTAACTTGATTTAATTTATACTATCCACCCATCATATTTAAAAGTATTTCAATTTTTTTTAATCTAGTATATTTTTCTCTTATACTAAAAAAATATATTACGGCTTATATGTAGGTCAGTATTATTTATAAGTCATTTATTTATGGTCAGCTGAAAAAAGAGCACTATAATTCAAGGTGGCTTCCCAGACATTATAAGCTACCTTCGGTTATGAGCAGTCGGCTCCGCCTTATAGCACCGCTCTTACGCAGTTGCCTTGGGACCTTTGGTTATGAGCAGTCGGCTCCGCCTTATAGCACCGCTACCTTTGGTTATAAATTTTTAGTTATATAGAGAAATGGCTCATAATAAAAAAAATTGAAATACTTTTTTAACCTAACCTGATAAGTATAAATTAAATCTAATCAAAGTTTAAAGCTATTATAATAAGAATGAATTCCCACATTGACTTCAGAACGCTTCCCAATAACGTTCCCAGCTTGTGTATTCCTCGTGTGTTCAGCAACTGGACCGAGAGCCGTATTCGCCGCATCTTCGATGACCTAGGCATGGGTGAGATTCAGCGTATTGATGTTGTGAGCAAGACCACTGAAAAAGGAGAAAAATTTAACCGTGTCTTTGTTCACTTCAAGCGCTGGTTTGCCAATCAGAACGCAGATATGGCTCGTGAAAGGCTGTTGAACGGCAAGGAAATCAAGATAGTATATGACGACCCTTGGTTCTGGAAGGTCTCGGCTTATCGTGAGGCTAACAATAAAACCGAGCATCCGGTTAGAGAAGAGCGTCCTCGTGCGACAATCAAGTTTGACGATGACCGAAGACCAAGTGACCGTGACAGACGCCGTGACAATTCTCGGGATAGAAGACCAAGTGACCGCGAGAGACACCAGCGCGATGACCGAGATAGAAGACCAAGTGACCGCGACAGATGCCGTGACGAAGACCGTGACAGACGCGACAGAAGACCAAGCGACCGCGACCGTTCTCATAGAAATGAGACCTCAAAGGAATATCTCGACAAACAACTTGAAAAGATAAACCCTACTATTCCTGAGAGCATGAGGGTTAAGACACCTGATCCCTTCGTTCATACACCTGAACCTTTTAGTGCCAAAATTGTGGTTAAAACAGAACAGTTTGATGACGTAGGAAGTGGTGGTATCGTTTATGACATGAACGTTGTAAATTCGTCCAAGAAACGTAAAATCGTCATCAAGAAGGATATTGTCAAGCCAGGGCCTCTGAAAATCGAGGTGGAGGAAGGTGAACTTAGCGAGGTGGTAGATGAGTCTAATATGTAAAAATGACTATGTAAAAGGTAAGTAAGTAAGTATATTCGAATTTTAACATGTAATTTTAATTAATTAAATAAAAATAAGGGGGTAATACCCTTTTTTCTTATTCTATATATTTACAAACATATGGTATATTAAATGTCTTCGCACACCAATAACTAAAACCGCTACCATGTTTATAAGTTGAATATGAAAGAATAGACTTAGAATGTGATAACAAATAAAAATCAACAAGTGTATTTTTAACTTTCTCTTCTTCTAATACAACACCTTCGCCAAAATGAGTAATTGGTTTAATTAATGTTTTAAAGTTAGGAAAGTATTTTTGTATAATTTTTTTAACATCATTAGAATCAGCTATTAATAAATAATTATTCTCTAGATTAACATCATTTTTGATATTATTGATTAAAGTATGAATATATCCATTAGTAAATTTATTATTCTCTTCTTTTAAATAACTGTCGCCTGTCCTTATATGAATTACAATATATTGTTTAGAAGAAATAGACAATTCATTAAGAGTTTGATTGATAATTAATTTCATTTCATTTGTAGGTTCTAAAAATTTTCTCATACATTCTTTATTTTTTTCAGATATTTCATTAATAGGAAAAGAATTACAAAACATAAAAATATTCCCGCTATATTGTGGAGATTTTACAACATAATCAACAAAATCAGCCATTATATTTCTAATATCTTTTAATGGTTCATGTATAATACCATTCTCAATAACAAATTCTCTCACATTATTATTTTTACAACCGCTAACTCCTTCTAAAACATTCGTAATCCTTTCTAGATTATGTGTTTTAATAAGCAAAAATTTAGAAATACAATTATTAAAAACAAATTTTGGTTGAAAATTATATGTTTCACAAAATTCTAAAATAAAATAACATCCTCTTAAAAAATCTCCCAATCCAGTGCTATTTTTCTTACCATTTTCATATTTGCTTTGATAAACATTATTAATAATTTTAATCCCTCTTTTATGAATTCTACCTACATTAAATGGAATAGGTTTATTATCATACATAGTTTTTAACATTTCTGGGTCTACATTATTCTCAGATGAATTTTCAATAAATGAAAACGCGGTTTCAACATCAAAATTTCCTTCTTCAACTGGTTCACTTAAATCATTAATAAATTTATTTTTAATTAATTGTAATTCTCTAAGTTGTTCTTCTGTTAAAGGTATTTCAGGTTTATTAACATCATCTATTATTTTAGTATTAATACTTGAAGAATCATTTAATTTAATTTCAATAATATTATTAATGTCATGATAATCAATTTTTTCTCTCGATTGTTCAAATATATCACTAGTATTTTGGAGTTTTTTAGAATCAACTTTGTTTTGTAAACTAATACAATTAATTAAGGATTTTTTTTCATTTTCTTTAATTTTTTGCTTAACGAGTTGTTCTCTTAATATTAAATAACTTTGAGAATTCTGACCAGGTTTTTTGTAAGTAAAGTTAATTTTGGAAAACATAATATAAAATTGTATTATTTTAAAATTAAAAATAAGTAACTAATATATATTAAATGTCAGGAACAACAAAATATGGAGAATCAAGTTTATATAACAATACGGGTCCCAATAATTCAGGTTTTGGAGAAGCAGCAGCTTTTAATAATTTAGATGCCAGTTGTAATACCGCAATAGGAGCAAATGCCTTATTTTATAATACAAATGGACCTCATAATACAGCTATAGGTGCGGGAGCAATGTGTAATAATGTTGGAGGACAACTCAATACAGCAGTTGGTTCAAGTGCTTTGGAAGGATTACTTCCGCCGGCATCTGTTGGTAACTTTAATGTTGCTATAGGAGCGCAAGCTTTATATAATAATTCAGATGCGAGTTGTAATACAGCAATAGGAACATTTTCAGGTTATTATAATACAAGCGGTGATTATAATACATTTATAGGTTTTGACGCAGACGTATCAAATAATGGAATAAAATACCAGTACTCAACAGCACTAGGATATAATTCAATAATAGATGCGTCAAACCAAATTGTATTAGGAACATCAGCAGAAAAAGTAAAAATTCCAGGTTCATATGTGGGTATTGGTGGAATATATAATCCTTCATCTGGTTACGCATTAGATGTTAGTGGTAATATAAATTTTTTAGGTAATTTATATCAAAACGGTTCAATTTATGGAGGTGGTGGTTCAAGTCAATGGACCACATCCGGGTTAAATATTTATTATAATTCTGGTAACGTTGGTATTGGAACTAGTTCACCTGTTTACAAATTAGACGTAACTGGTAACTTGAGAACAACAATGGATGCTTCTATAAATACATTAACAGTTGGATTGGGAGGTGGAAACGTTGCTACAAATACAGTACTTGGTTACAATTCACTTAATTCAAATACCACCGGTCAATTAAATACAGCAATTGGTTACAATTCATTACAATTAAATACAATTGGTGATCAAAATACAGCACTAGGTTACGAATCATTACTTAGTAATACTATAGGTCGCCTTAATACGGCAATTAGTACAGGCGCGTTAAAAAATAATACAAGTGGTGGCAGTAATACGGCAATTGGGTTACAAGCATTATTTAATAATACAACTGGTCTTCAAAATACAGCGATTGGTTTAAATACACTTTATAATAGTAGTATTGGGAATAGTAATGTATCAATTGGTTATAACAGCGGAATTTTTTTAACTGGAAATTCAAATAATAATACCTTTTTAGGTACAAATACAGACGTTTTATTAGATTCAGTATTATATAATAATTCAACCGCACTAGGTTATCAAGCCATAATAGATGCTTCAAACCAAATTGTATTAGGAACTTCTAGCGAAAAAGTAAAAATTCCTGGTTCTTATGTTGGTATTAATGGTGCTTATAACCCAGGAAATGGTTATTCATTGGATGTTATTGGAAAGACAAATATAACATTATCTGATGCAAGTAGTAATAATCCTAATTTGACATTACGTGGTGGTTCTGCCTTTACCGGTGGCGCTTATTTACAATTTATTGGAGGTGGTGGTACTGGTGAAGATGTTGGTATAAATTTTGATACATTTTCTGATACATCTTCTGGTAGAGCAGGTGGACCGGCTACTACTATTAGAAGTGTGGATAATGGCGGTTATAGTGGGAATTTAGAATTTTTGACTGCAAATACTGGTAGTAGCAGTTCTAATCCACAATCTGTGTCAATGATAATAAAACCACAAGCAACTGGTAATGCTTTTGTAGGAATAGGAACAAATTCGCCTGCTTATACATTAGATGTTAGCGGAATACTACAGGTAAAAGATGGAACATTCGACCCAATCTATCCAACTTCATTACATGGATTAAATGTATCAGCATCAAATTTTTATTATAATCCAAAAACTCCAACAGATTTTAATTCATTTAAAATAGAATTAGACGGAGCAAATTGTCTAATTTATAAAGGAACTCAATCTAATACGGATGTCAATCCAAATCCATTCTCCACCCAAGATGCGGACGCAACTGTAATTCAAAATGATGGAGGAGCGGGAGGTATAGCGTTAGTGTCAACATCTACATATATATATGTTAATGAAAATGGTAGTACACCAGGAGTAGGTATAATGACATCCAACCCTCAATACACATTAGATGTATCTGGAAATGTGAATGCTACATCATATAATACACCATCAGATTACAGAATTAAAGAAAATGTCACCCAATTAGATAGTAAATTTGTAGTAGATAAATTAAATCCAGTAACATATTTGAATAAAAAATCAGATAAACAAGACATAGGTTTAATCGCTCATGAGCTCCAAGAAATATATCCAGAATTAGTAAATGGAGAAAAAGATGGAGAGCAATTACAAAGTGTAAATTATATAGGTTTAATTCCAATATTAATTAAAGAAATCAAATTGTTAAAAGAAAGAGTAAAAATACTTGAAGAGAGAAATTAAATAAACAATGAATACATAAAATATAAATATAAATATTTCAATTTATATTTATTTATAAAATGACAGAAATATATTCAAACGATACCTTAAAAATAATTCAAGAAAAAAACAACAAAACAATATATAAAATAGAATTTAATTATCAATGTCCGTCGCTAATAAGGTCACTAACCAAAACACATATAATCCAAGGTGGCACGATAACAGATGATTATTTAACTCTAAGATTTAAGGCGCTATCAGTCGTAACTTTTCCAAGATTCCAAGAGCAACATAAGAAGGAGTATGGTTCAAAATCCCTAAGTATAAATTTAGTGTCAAATATGTTAAAAAGTTTAACGGCGCAGTTATCGCATTTAATATCAAAAGAATCGCAGACGATAATAGGTTACAATCCCGAAAGTATAATTGTGATAAATGGTAAAACCTTCGCATTCTTAGACAGCGAATTAGTAGCCGATATAGACCCCGTAGGGAAAGAAATGGCTACAATTAGCTGTCCATTTAACGTAACAGATTTTTTTGTTTCACCCGAGATGCTAAGAATAACGGAGTTACCATCACAAGTTCATTATAAAACGTCATATTTTAGCTTAGGTTGTTTATTGTTATATGCTTTAACCGGAGGTAGTGAAGATTTTTACAAGGAATATTTAACCAGAAGAAGCTTTATTTTAAACCAATTACATTTTAAAAATACAAAGTTATATTGGCTTCTCTCTAGATGTTTAGTTGAAGAACCAGAAAAACGAAGTATTCTATTTATATAATCCACCTTTAGAAAAGCACCCTTGGTTTAGAAAAGGTGGAGCCAAATAATATAGTTAATATTTTGCGCTACTTTTTTAAAAGTAGCAATAAAAATCTCATAGTATGTTATAATGTCATTAACTGCTTTTAAAAGAAAATCTGTAATAAATTATGGTTCAAAACGTTCGGGTTCAGCTCCTGGTGGATACTGGTTGCCCCAAGGTCCATTTGGTCATTCAACAAATGGTCTTCAATTTGCGAAATCAACTTATGGTCCTGCTGGTTTTTCTATAAACGGTGGTCATAGAAATGTCGGTGGAGTAGGAAGAGATATGAAAATGTCAAAATCCGGAACTCCTTATAGAGGAACTGAACCAATTGGTTTTGGTGGAACATATGGTAAATATCCTTCTGCTACATTAGTAGGAAATACAGATACAAGTTCTACAGGAGCTGTTCCAAATGCTGGAAGCAAACAACCAGCAGTTCAACCAGTTCTCAATTCTAGAATTGTCGATACAATGGGAACACAATACTTATACATTAAGCCATCAACCTTATCAACTTATGGTATGTTGGAAAAGAAATACAGATGGGCATATAATGGTCAATATCCAAACTACTGGGTTCAACCAAATTATACCGGCGACCAAACAGACAGCGCAAGTCAAGGTTTGTATATTCAAAACAAAGCAGCAGCAAACACATGTAATCTTAAGGTTAATAATGTTGGAACTTATGAAGGTCATGATGTAAAATCAGGTCCTACATTATGTACTCCAGGTCGTTCAACGGCTCAATTTACATATAATGATATGGCTCGTAATGCTCCATACACAAAGACATTGGGTCAACCAGTTTCATATGGTCAATATAACCTATATCTTACTAGAGGATGTAATAATCCACTTGGTGCTCAAAAACCATTCCCTTATGCTGTTCAAACAGGAACTGGTATAAAGACAGGTGGTATAAGTATGACAAGTGTTGGAAATGCTTGTGGCACAGCAAATGTTTATTTGACTCCTCCAGAATGGTATATAAAATCAGGTCCTCAACTAAACCTAGCAAAATTAAGACAAGCAAGGCAAAATGCTGCGCAAAAAACACCATTTTCGAATCAATAAAAGTAAAATAATATATATTCATTAAATATAAATATATATTATATGGAAGACACTCCAACTAGTAAAGAAATTTTAGAAAAACTAGAAGCAGTTATTGAAGGAGAAAGCACTAAAAGCGTAGAAGAAGAATATAAAATAAGTATATTAGCTTTAACTATTGCTCATGGTGAAAAAATTATTTTGCCATCACGCATAAGAACATTAGAAGAATTTAAGAAATATGAAAGCGATTTAAAGAGACAACCTTGGTATCCATTTGTTGAAAAAACTTACATATATGGTTATGCCCCATTTGGAAATGTATGTCTATTTAGAAATAAGCCTCATCAAGTTTGGAGTAGATTGAATACAAAACAAGGGTTTGAAAAACTTGCGAATAGATATGGAGTAAATACAACAAATAGAAAAACATTTGTAAAAGGTACAAATATAATTAATGCCGATTTTATGACGGAACCAATACCAGATTCTTCAATGCCAACATTTAAAAACATACCTCAAAAAAGAGCACCTATTATGGCAAAAATGTATAAAGAAGAATTATCATATTATACACCTGAAGAAGTTGGTGTACACGTTCCAGTTAGTGGAATAATGAATCCAATGACAATGCGTTTAGAAATAGTTCCATCTACATATCTATTATCAGGAAAAAGTACAGATAGTATTGAAAAATCTATTAAAGAAGATCCAAAACTGATTTCAAATGCTGGAAGTGATAGATATTCAGGAATATTTGTATCTATTCTTTCAGATAATAAAGGTAATACTTTTACATTTCCCTCGTTATTTAATTTGGCTGACGGAAAACATATTATGGAAATATTTCAAAGACTCCAAAAACCTATTCCAGGTATAGACCCAGATTCTGTAGATGGCAATGAGTTATATCAAGTAGTTACAAGTTATGTAGAGGCATGGATTTTATATAATAACTTAAATAATTTACCACGCATTTTAGATATTGGTGTCATAAAAAATGATTACAATATAACAGATAAATTAACCCAAAAACCAAAACAAGTTCGTTATTTTATGCTAACACAAATGAATACAATGAATGTATATGTAATAGCAAATTTAGTGTTTGATTTTTTATTATTTAAACAAACAAATCCGACAACTCCATACAAAAAAAATAGAGATGAATTAATTTTATGGATTGAAGAATTAAAAAGAAAAAATTCAAAAATAATTAATATTTCTAATGCTTGTGAATCAGTGGATATAGATAAAATGAATGAAAAAATAGTACAAGAAGTATCACCTTATATTAATGCAAATAGTTTACATAGAACAGAAACACAAATTGAAACAGATGAAGGAAAAGGTCCTGACTTAATTCCTTTTGATGAATTAGATAATTATATTGAACAATTTAAAAATAAAGTGGAAGAAGAATATGAATATGAACCTTTGAGAGAATCTTTAAAACAACCTATAAGTAATGATTTTGCTAGCCCCTTAAAGAGAGAAATAGGAGGAAGAAAAAGAAGTATTAAAATGAATAAAAGAAAAACAAATAAAAGAAGAAAAACAAATAAAAGAAGAAAGTCAAATAAACGTAAATAATATAGAAGCAAAAACTATATAAAATTATTATCAAATATTATATTTAATAATAATGGGAACTCAAGGAGTTTTTGGTTATATTATTGGAAGAAAAAAGCGAATAATACATGTTCAATATGACGCAGATTTACTTTGGCAGATTCTTGTTAGAGAGATTTATGTTTTAATGAAACATTATGGTTCAAAAGAAGCACTACAAACAGCATTTGAAGGAATAAAAACAACAAAAAATAATCCAAAAAAGGAAGACATAGAAAAATATAAAATGTTTACAGATTTTGAGATTGAGAGAGAAGATTGGTATAGTATTTTAAAGCATTGTCAAAGCAGTTTTATAAATATTCTTGAAGCCGGATATATTAATAATCAAAAGGGAGAATATGGATTAATATTTATGCTTGACTTTAACAAAGGAACTGTTAGCTTTTATGGTAAGAGTCATGATAATAAAGATAAATTATTTGAAAAGGCTACTCTTGAAGAAATAATGGAATTTGATGATATGCCAACAAAAACCTATACAGAAATTGTAGCTGAAATGAATGAACGTTTTATAATATGGTATGATAAATATAGAAAAGTTCTAGAAGAACTAGAAAAATTAAATAAACTAAAATATGAAGCAAAAAAACAAGGTGCTGCAAATATTGAAGATAAAGTAAATAAATTAATAGATGATATGGAATTTGAAAAGAGGGAACTGAATAGAAATCGTCGTGTATTTTATCATAGGTTAAAAGCATTAGACCTTATTGAAGAGGAAAAATAATATATAAAAAAACAATATAAACTCATTTTTTATATATTTGTATAAATGGCAATTTTTATAAATAACATGACGCAAACGATTATGAATACATTGTTAAACATTTATGACCGTGTTATGGTCTTAAGGTTATATGTAGATGTAAATGATATAAATTTAATTGATAGATATCGTCAAGCAGCAAATGAACATAATAATAAATTATTAAATAATCCTGACCATATTGATGCCGGTTTTGATTTGTTTGCTCCAGGAGCTCCAGAATCAAGAGACGACCATGATGTTGACCCTTCAGTATTGCGTTTTTTTGGACCAGGATGGCCAAATCAAAATTCAGTAAACAGATTAAATTTAAGAGTCAGTTGTTCGGCCAGAATATTTACAGATACAGGAAAGATTTTTAATACAGGTTATTACATGCACCCTCGTTCATCACTTTCAAGAACCCCATTAAGATTGGCAAATTCAACTGGAATTATTGATGCTGGATATCGTGGTCATCTCATGGGAATGTTTGATGTGGTAAATATTCCTGATAATCTATCAGATAGTAGACAAGCCGATTATTATGGGCAAAAATTTGACCGTTATTTACAAATTTGCGCACCAGGAATGATTCCAATCATTGTAGAAATTGTAGATTATAGAGAAGAATTAGGTGAGGAAACCGCAAGAGGCGGAGGTGGATTTGGTTCTACTGGTCGTTAATACCTTTGGTCGAAGCTTCTTTACCTTTTGTGGAAGCATCGGTATCCTTTGGTAAAATTTTCTTTTTTTGTATTTTTTTATTTTTAATTTTGAGTTCTTTAATTAATCCTCTAAACCTTAAAACTTCATCTGTAACACCTTTTCCACACAGATTATTATTTTTTCTAGTTTTTTTTGAATACTTAATTTTTCTTTTATTTACTTTAGTCTTACGCATATATATTATTAAATTATAAAATATTAATAGTTTAATAATATATGAAGCAATTAAAAAATATAATAAATGATGAAAATAAGACAAAATTAGTCGGATTACTTACAATATTAATATTAATATGGTTTGTTTTATATTTAATTCCAGAATTATTTAATACGCTATTTAATACAATTTTAGGGAATTTAATATTATTAACAATAGCATTACTAGTTTCAATGTATAATATACAATATGGAATAATTTTAAGTATAATATTTATTGTTATATTTAGATTCTCTCATTTATCACAAATCAAAGAAGGTTTCACATGGAATCCAAATTCAACTCGCAATTTTTTACAGATTCAAAGTACAATAAATCGTCAAAAAATCTTTGATGTAAATATGATTCAAGAAAATCAAGCAAGTCAAGAAGAGTTAGATTATTTTAATAGTCATGGAATGTGGCCATGGTCTCAAGATACAATAAAATTGTATGAAGGTGCTGTAAAAAGTAGTCCATTTATTAGAACTCTTCCAGAAGATTCGGTAAATTACGCAAGAACAATATATAATGAAGCTGCTATTTTAAGAATAATTTCTTATCAAACAAAAGAAGGACATTTTCTATTAAACGGCGTTCTTGTTAAGGATCCTTCGGGTAATAAATATGAAGAACTTCCAAATGGTTTTGGTGATTTTGCCTTAAGTGAAGAATCAGGATTATTGAAAAATAGAAGTGATGATATAATAAAATGTAATATGAAAAATCCAAAAAATGCTACATTAGAGAGAATAACATACACTGGAAAAGGAGGTATATTTGGAGAACAAAAATCAAAGACAACTCCTGTAGATTATAAAAATTTGGAAAAAATAATACCAGGTTTTACATTTATAAACGGACCTTGTAATCCATGTGGAGCTTTAAATGAAAATCCGGATTATTCGTGTCCTTTTAGATTGAAGGTAAAAAATAAACCATCATTTATAAGCGGGGTTTGGCAAAATCTTTGGGGTATAAATGACAATCCATTGGAGTCAACACCGTCATTTTTATCTGAAAATATAAATCCTAAAGAATTTCCTTTGTTAAGTGAATTACAAACAGAATTACAAAAAAAATAAACTATATAGGAAGTGTTTTATTTTCAATTTGGTAGGTTATATATTTATTTCTAATAATATATATTGATGAAATAGCTAATAACGATAATTCAGTTGAGCTTCTAATAACCATTGGTGTGTCATGGTTTAAAACACTATAATATATCCACATACTTGATGAAAAAATATTTAAAATACAAAATAATAATGATAAATTATTTGTGCTTTTATTTTTATATATCAAAAACATAAAGATAAATCTAGCAACAATAGAAATAGAAATAGCAGTATATGGTAATATTTTAATTTGATTATCATTCATTGTTAATATTTATAATGTTTAAATTTTTATATTAATTATTTAAATATTTTCTGAATCACTATGCTCATCATCTTTAGATTGTTCAAATATGTCGCAAGTAGTTCCAGTGCTAAGTTCCCTCATAACTTGAGTCGCACACGGTGTAAGGTAAGGTGAATCTTCAAAATTGGACAAAACATGTGCCATATCGTCAGCATATCTGTTATCTAATTCTGTTAACTCATCATTATTATTATCATCATTATTTAAATTATCAAATGGAGATGTTTGAGAAGAATCCCATAAATTTAAAGTTGTAGGAGCATTCGTTTGTCTTGTTAAAATAGGACGATTTAATCCTCTATTAGTTCTTGGAATTTCATGAGGAGTATGGCTAACAGTATAAATCCTTTGTGAACCTTGCGAACTTTGTCTAGAAGCATTATACATTGCTCCAAATTTTGTATCAAAAGTCCTGTATGAAATATAAATATCGTCACATAAATTTTTCATAAAACCATCATTATTAAGATTATTATCAGACATATATTTTTTCATTTCATCCATAAAATTTTTCATTTCAGTTTTAAGCATATTTTGTTCTTCCATAATAGCTCTTCTATTATTAGTAGTATTATCTTCAAATCCTCTGAAAATTGATAAATCTCTTTTGGAATAATTTTTTTTCTCAATAAACTTATTAATTTTATAAAGAAGTTGAAGAGTTCTCTGCCTAAAAACATACTTAGACAAATCAGAAGTTACGTTTTCATTAGATATAGAGAATCCATATTGTATTATAGAGTCGTTTTCTCTAGCTTCAGCTTTTAACAATATACTAGAATCATCCGGATTTGTAGAAATAACATGATAAACTTTATTAGACTCGCTAATAATATCTACAATTTTTAAAGAAGTACACCATATATTATTTTTATAATCATATACGAAGCAATTAGAACATTGAATTGAAACATTGCTTAGAATTTTATATAGAACTCCATGAAGAATTTCACCATAAACAAGACCAGCATTTTCAAGTTTATCAATGAAATAATAAGAACTGTTATCCCCATTAGATACAGATTTAAGAAGTACCGCATCATGTTCAACACCAAACCCAATAAAAGCATTTGTGATATTTCTGTCAACAAGACCTGAAAGATAAACAATATCATGATTGCCGGCAGTTGCCTCTCCGTCAGTCATAAATATGTTAGAAATAGTATGTGTAGGATTTTCTACCTGAATTTTATTGATTGTAGATTTAATAGAAATCAATGCTTTTTCGATATCAGTTGAATTTCTGGGAGAAATTCTGTTGATTTTGGAAATAATCAAATCAATATTTCCTTCATTAATATCAGTTCGCTCTACAATTTCGTCTATTTTATCATCAAACGCAAATATATTTATAAAAACCCTTGCGCTTTTATTATCCTTAAAATAGATAATCATATTTTTTAATGTGTGAATTATATGCTGCATCTTTTCTCTTCCATCGGAGCAGATATCGGACATAGATCCAGAGCGGTCAACCATAAAGATGAATTCATTAATATCTTGGCTCATTGGAGCGGAAATAGCAGTTAGTTTAAGTATTCCGAATTTCGCATCTATAATGGGAATAGGAATTTGTTCAATATTGATATTCTCACTCTGAAATTGGAGTGACTTCTCAACAAACAAATCAGAATTGTTTAACAAAGTAGTAATTGACATCGTGTGTATAAGTATAGACTAATATACACATGATTTTAAATAGTTTTATGAAATCAATTTTTTTCCAATAAAATCAAAAAATCTTGATTCTACATATTCACTAGCTTGAAAGTAGTCCTTAAATGATGTATTAAATTGAAAAGGACTGTTTTTAATTGGAATGCCAATATGAATATTTTTGGCGTCGATTTTAATTTCGAAAATATCAGTTTCGTGACCAAATTTGGAGTAACAAATGTAATTCATTTCGTTTTTTACGAGATGCCAGCCATTTTCTTTAAACATTTGGTCTAAAAGTGCAAAACCTTTGTTTTTAATTTCGGTGTTTAGAATAGATTCATTTGAGAGCATATTGGAATTAGAAGACATGTTTATTTCTATATATACTAGAGAAAAGCCTTTAAATGATTTAATTAAATTAAAAATAAATATTGTATGGGATAAAACGCTTAAAAATTAGTTTTGAAATAAATTATAATGAATACAGGTGAAAATATTGTTTTGTCTGAGACCCCAGTTCCCACTCCTCAAAAGGAAGTTAAATTAGTTGATATTCAAGTTACTGATGAAAATACTGCCCTAAATGTTATGGTAAGTTTTTTGTCTTTGGCTCACAAAAGAGGCGCTTTTGGCATCGATGAGTCTGCTAAAATATGGGAATGTATTAGAATGTTCCAAAAACCCATGTAAATTAAATTTTATTTAATAGTTTTAAATAAAATTATTTAAAATCCACCACGAAGTCGCAAAACTAAATGGAGTGTTGATTCTTTTTGAATGTTATAATCTTGTAACGTTCTACCGTCTTCTAATTGTTTGCCTGCGAATATAAGTCGCTGCTGGTCAGGTGGGATCCCTTCTTTATCTTGAATTTTTTGTTTTACATTGTCAATTGACTCAGTTGGTTCGACTTCAAGTTGAATAGTTTTGCCCGTTAAGGTTTTAATAAATATCTGCATAATATAATACATAATGATATTTTATTTTTAAGTGGGTTTAAAATTTAATATAAGTATTTTTAAATAATTATATTAAAAGCGCTCTGACCAGGGTTTGAACCTGGGACCTTTTGGTAACGGTGTACCGTGCGGTATTTAACAGCCAAATGCTCTACCGACTGAGCTATCAGAGCAAAATAGCAGGTAACTGTTTCGATCAGTTGATTTTTTGGTTATGAGCCAAACGGGTTTCCTCTTCCCCAACCTGCTACTTGGTACTAGATTCTATATATTATTTTTGATTAGAAGTCAATATATATTATTGCTGTGAGAATCCATTACATATTTAAATAATAAATTGTCTTTAAATTATTTTTACAATAATATAAAGAAATTATTATATATTGTATAATGGGATATATTTATATAGTTGAAAATAAAATAAATGGTAAAAAATACATTGGTCAATCATTACAACAAGACATAAATAAAAGATGGAAACAACATAAGACTTCAAAAAAAACAAGCATTGGTCAAGTTTTGTTTAATGCTTATCAAAAACATGGGATAGATAATTTTAAATTTAAAATATTGTGTGTTTGTTTTGATGATGATACAAATAAATATGAGATTGAATATATTAAAAAATATAATACACTATATCCAAATGGATATAATCTTTTGATTGGAGGCAATAATAAAAAACATAATGAATATACAATAAATATTTTAAAACAAAAATTATCTGGTAAAAATCACCCAAATTACGGAAAAAATTTTTCAACTGAAAGACGAATAAATATGAGTATTGCAAGAACAAAAGAATTAAATCCTAATTATGGGAAAAAACTTTCTGATGAACAAAAAAATAAAATAAGTAATACTATGCTTTCATTTAATAAAGATAAAAGAGAATTAATAAATGATAAAATAAAAGAAACATTAAAATTAAAAATTAAAAATTGTAAAAAAGTTTCTCAATATGATTTAAATAATAATTTTATTAAAGAATACAATAGTATTTCAGAAGCATCTCAAATATTAAATATATCTAGGTCATCTATACAAAGGTGTTGTGATGGAAAATATAAAACAGCAAAAGAATTTATTTGGAAATATGTAAAAGTTTAATATAATTATATTATATGGATTATACTGACGGAAAAACTTTATTGAGCATTTTGAAACCTAAAAAGGGAGATGCTCCTTCATTTGGCGAAATACCATTTGATAACATAATATTTGACGCCTTAAAATCGTCATTAAGTACCTCTTCAAGTTCAGAACCAAAAGTATTAATATTATGTGGTCCGCCCGGTTGTGGAAAATCCACAGTTAAGACAAATTTATTATCTGAATTTTCTATCAATGACTACATAAATATAGATCCAGATGAAATAAGAACAATTCTTATGGCAAATGGCGTTACATTTCCAGCCGATAAAACAACCATGCCTGGCATCACAAATGCTTTCAATAAAAGAATGAGTGATGAAGCTCAAAAACAACATTTAAATATTGTATTTGACACAACTGGACAAAATTTTAGAGCCGTTAGTGATTTATTATACACATCTAGTCAATTAGGATACAAATCTTATTTCTCAATTATTTGGGCTTCTCTGGAAACTTGTAGAAGAAGAATTGAAGGAAGAAATCAATATTTGAGAGAATCAAGTTCTGGACGTATTCAGTTGCCTATTGAAGTTGCTGAAGGAATTTATAATGGATTTGTTCAGCCCAAGGGAACAGCATCTATGTTTTTATTGGATTATCCAGTTAGAGCAAATGAAGTATTTTTATATAGTAATAATGCTGATGGAGCAGAACCTCAACTATTGTATCATAAGGTTGGAGATAATGTTGAATTTTCAACAAATTTTCCTGGATTTTATAACATGAATTTAAGTGTTGATAAGCCATATATTTCAAAAGCATCAAGCGGAGGAAAACGAAGAGGCAAAACAAAGAAAAGACGTTCACATAAGAAACGCAGAACTTATAAAAGGAGATAAGTATTTTATAAATATGTTCTAATTTGCCAAATATCATTTCCATTTCTGAAGTCATAATAACATATTTCAAATGTATCGCTCGATGAAAAATTATAATCGTAACATAATCCAACATCAATACAATCGAAACTTATTTCATAATAATATCTATTTTCATCTCTTATTTCCATTTTTTGTAATATTTCTTTTTTCTTACTGATAAGTGGTTTAATAATATTATATCTTATGTCATTTTTATGTATTACATTTATGTAATGTCCGTTTCTATATTTTATACTTCCATCATAATCTAATATTACATTTACCAATTCTTTTGGAATATATGGAGCTGTCATTAGCATGTATATAATAGTATTAAATATTTATACTATTATATTTTAAATTAATATGGGTATTTTTAATTTATCTATAGGAAATAAGAGAAACTCATATACGATATTAATAATTAAAATAATATAAACCTAAACAAATAAATAAATAAATAAAATGGGATATATTTATTTAGTTGAAAATTTAATTAATAATAAAAAATATATTGGTCAAACAATACAAAATGATATAAATAAAAGATGGAATAAACATAAACAAGTAAATAAAAGTTTTATTGGAACATGTTTATTTAATGCTTATAAAAAATATGGCATTGAAAATTTTAAATTTAAATTATTATGTATTTGTTTTGATGACGATACTAATAAATTTGAAGAAGATTATATAAAAAAATATAATACATTATATCCAAATGGATATAATATGATTAATGGCGGAAAAAGTAGAAAATTTACACCAATATTAAAAGAAATTATAAGTAATAAATTAAAAGGTGAAAATCATCCAATGTATGGAAAACATCTAAAAGATGAAACAAAACAAAAACTTAGACAAGCAAATAGTGGAATAAATTCTAAAAATTATGGAAAAAAATTATCAGATGAAGAAAAAAATCATTTAAGTAAATTAGCTATTGAAAGACATAAAAACAAATTAAATTCTGAAAAAGAAGAAACAAAAAATAAAATTAGAAACTCTCTTATAAAATATTATGAAAATAATGAAATAAAAAATAAAAATAATATTATGGTTCAACAATATGATATTAATAATAATTTATTACATACATATAATAGCTTAAGTGACGCCGCAAAAGCAATTGGGGTTGCTCAAATAAGTATAGCTAGAGCTTCTAATCAGAATAATATAAATTATAAAACATGTAAAGGTTATATTTGGAAAAGAATATAATATTAATAAGTATTCAAAATAATTATTAATATTTAAAAGGTCCCACCGAGGATCGAACTCGGGTTTCAGGATAACTTAAAGGGTTTTACCCTTGTCAAAGTCCTGAGTGATAACCGCTACACTATGAGACCAAAAATTCTCACCACTCCCATTTTCGATTAATGACTATTATCATTATCGTTAATACCTTTTCACTCAAATTAATGAGCAAATTATATAACAAAATTATATAAGAAAAGGTATTTTTAAAGATTTATTTTACAATAATATCTTTATACACACGCAAACACATTAAATTCTTTAAAATTGTAAGTTTAATTTTGCTGTTAAGGATACAAAAACTTATAAATATTTGTATATCTATTTTGGCGCCGATATACATTATATTTATACACACTATTTATACTATACACACATACACACATACACACACATAATCCACACCCCATAAACATCCGCACTTCTCCTATACTGTATCCTATTTGTTTGCTTGTTTCGTTAATAATTATACTCTAATTTTAATTGCTGTATGAAACAAATTTATGTTTTTTATTGAGATTGCATCCTGTGGGGGTCGAACCCACGCAGTAATTTTACTAGCAGATCTTAAGCCTGCCGCCTTAGACCACTCGGCCAAAGATGCTTCTTTAATTCTAGCTTCAAAAATATTAATATTAGCAAATTAATCTAAATATTGCTGTACGAAGCCGTTAAATGCTCACGGGCGGGATCGAACCGCCGACCCTCAGCTCATAAGACTGATGCTCTAACCACTGAGCTACGCGAGCTTTAATTACTGATTTCACTTAAATTTTACGCCTTAACCACTCGGCCATCTGGCTTTTAAACCAGAGTTGGATTCGAACCAACGATTGCTGAGCAAATATTTTAATTTTGTTGCTGTTCGAAATCACCTCCATAACCCTCGTTTTATTTTATTTTATCGACCATCCCAGGACTCGAACCTGGAACCTCCTGATCCGTAGTCAGGTGCGCTATCCAATTACGCCAGACGGCCACTTAATACATGTTTCTATTTTTCAGGAATCGAACCTGCGACCTTCACTTTTACGAGTGACGCTCTACCAACTGAGCTATAGTGACCAAAACGTCAATAGAAAATTTTGCTGTAAGAAACAAATAGGGGGCAACTGGGAATCGAACCCAGGACCTCTCGCACCCAAAGCGAGAATCATACCTCTAGACTATTACCCCTCCTGAAATGTTTTTTTTGGACAATGAGGGGTTCGATCCCTCTACCTCAACGATGCTAACGTTACGCTCTACCAATTGAGCTAATCGCCCTTGTTTATTAATTTTACTGTTACAAACAGTCACCCTGCATGGGACTTGAACCCACAACCTCCGGCTTACCTCTGTCATCTTGATTAGAAGGCCGACGCTCTATCCAATTGAGCTAACAGGGCAACAACACCTAAATAAAAAAATTGTTAGTATAAAAAAGAAAATATAAAATATAAAAGAAATAAAACCTACCTTTGCTGCCCTATCCCCCAGGACAAATAAATAACACAATTTATCTTTAAATTGTTTTATTGATATAATATATGTTATCATATCTACTTATTGCTCCATCTATGAATGGTTTATTATTCACAGGATTACTTTTACTCATTATTGTCATCATTTTTGCTAATAATTATGGTCAATTCCTTAAGCTAAATTATTACCAACAAATAGCTCTTCTCTCTTTATTAAGTTTAGCAATTGGTGTTCACAGTATTCTTCATTTAGGTGCTGAAACTGTTTACGGATTTAATCCTTATAAATGGTTTTAAAACTTCGCTTTAACATCTAAAAGCAAATGCTAAAATACCAACAGCAACAATACCTAGAACTAAACCAGCATGATAATTGTATTGCATTTCTCTATACATTTGAAGCCATGCCTTAACTTCTTCTTGGTTACCCATATGATTTAACATCCAATCTGATTTTGGGTGTAACATATAATAGAAATAATTTGTCAAAAAACATGTTGCCATTACTGTACATACCAAAGCAAAGTTAGACATTTTTACACCTTTTATTTTAAGATTATAAAATATGATAAAGAGAGAAAGAAGAAAACCAAATATATAACCTTGATAACTTATAGTCATTCTCTCTTTGGATATATTATCATACCTTTTTTGTAAATCACTTGATAATTTTTCCTTATAATGTTTTACAATTGTACTCTTATCAGTCATATTATAAAAATAAATCATACCGATAATAAAAACAGCGGATATCATACATGAAATAGTACAAGCCATTATATATATTAATAAACGAAAATATTATTACTGTAATCTAGCTTTGAATTGTTTTTTACATCTATTACATTGTCTGAATGAACCACCATCATTTATTAAAGGAGTAGAATCATTTGAAGAACAAAATATACAAATTGGAGAGAAACGAGTTTGTAAACAACCCTTATTAATATATTGGCTAAATGAGTTAAATTGATAAGCATCATTTAATGGAGTTTGTTGAAAATTACTATTGTTAAATGTATTTGAGTTGCTCATAATAATATTAAACAGAAATTAATATTATTAAATAATCTTACTATAAATTATATAAATGGATAAGTACACATTGTATATTTATTTAATTTTTGCCATTAAAATTGGTTTTATTTTAATGGCTTTATCTCACACATATATGAAAGTAACAGGTAAAAATGATTCTGATTTAGACAAAAAATTTGTTTATTGGAAGGGAAGATTTGAATTTATTTTTGTTTTATTAATGGCTATTCTATTAATTTATTTATTTAATCCAAGAAAGGATAAATCTGTAATTATAGACGATGAGACTAAGATATTATTATACTTGTTTGGGTTTGTTTTATTAATTACAGCTGATTGGAGTATATTTTTTAATGAAGCAAAATGGTTTCAATATCTTCAAGGTTCAGTTGGGGAAGTAGGTTCCAGATAATGCTAATCTTTTTTCTCTCTATTTTCATCAAGCAACATTATTCCCATAGCAGCATAATTATGTAAATCAATTAAAGTATCTCTTAAACTTTCTGAATCTACAAGAGCAACACCTTTATTACTTACAGAAATAAGTCTTTGAATTTTATCACCCATTCGCACAATAACACCAACAGTTCCATAAGTAGCAAAAGCATCACCATAGTCAGTATTTTTTCTTCTAAAAAGCTCAAGAGCCTCTTTTTGAACAGCAGTCATTTGATTAATACGATTTTCAGACATTTATAATGTATAAAAAACTATTATTTTTAAATATTTTTTTTGAAATACTTAAAAATATAAAAATTGGCTCTACCTTTCAAAAGGTAGATTTACATGCGCTTTCTTTGAGCTAAATAACCAGCCGCACTTCTTCCAACCATGCCTACATCAGTATGTGGTTTATAAATAAAAGTTCCTTTACTAACAGTATAACAAAGCTTTCTTCCATCATACATTTTATTGTATGGAAGTAATGTTGTATCAAACATTGTTTTAAAATTAGTAGCTTTATTTAATCTATTTGATGGGTAAGGAGTTGTATAAATTGTCGAAGGAGAGAACATTATAATATTAGTGAATAAAATTAATATTATATTTTATTTATTTTCTTCCACAAGAACCGCATCCAGGTTTAACATTATGAATACGAGCAATAATTGAAGAATTAAGAGCTGTAGGAGCCTTTGGAGCACCAGCTCCTAAAGTTGGTGGAGCCATTATAGAACGAAGTTGGGCAGGCGATATATTGCCATTTGTAATAACCATATTTATTTTTGAGGGCATTATAATTAATGTAAATATTATAATTATTTTTTTGTTTCTAAATTTTTATAAAACAGACCCTCCTAAAAGTGATTCACTAAGAAAACATTGGCTATTATATTCAGTTGAATATAAGTTTGAGAGGTTTGTTCCATATGTTTTAACTTGACTATAACAATCACACTTAAAATATGGTATTAATTGACTATAAGTATATCCAACCTGTGTTATAGTTTGAGGATTTCCTGAAGCATCAGGAAAAATAAAAGCAACTGTATATGTGGAAGAAGGTGTAGGAGGATCAGGTGAAATAGCTGTAATAGTTCCTTTTGAGTAAAAGTTATTTGTTGAATATTTGGCATAAACTAAGCTTCCAACACTATAAACATAGTAAGTATTACTAGGACCCTCTTGATAATTAGGGTCACTATAGGCATAAATATCTTGCTGAAGATAACTAGCAGGTGTTCCAATTGGACAATCACATCCGCTAACAATATTAGTTTTAACAGTTTTACCTCCATAAATAGGGAAAGCTGGGTTGAAAGGAATGGGAGCGCCAAAAGTAGGTGGAACTTTACCACGTCTTAAAGGTCCCTTACCCTTTAATCGATTTAAATATCTATCGTAAGAGTTATGTTTAATATCACAACCTTTTCCGCCAGGAGTTTGACTGCCTGGTTTACTGGATGTTACTGATGTATGACGTCTATTCATTGATGTATTGTAACCAGTTGGCACACTGGCTCTTTGAACACTAGGAAATGGTCTGTCACTCATTTGATTCCAACATACACCATAAAATCCAGCATTACGGTCAGAAATAGGTTTTTTATAAGCAGACAATGGTCCTAAATTTGCTGTATAGAGCGAACCTTGAACGCGAACTGTATTTTGAATTAATTTAAGTTTCTGATATTGATCAGCATGTGTATTACCATTTAAATTAGTATCACAGACTCTATATCTATAATAATATGGAGGCAATCCTACTAATTTATTTGGGTCATTAAATACTAATGATGTTTTACCAGTAATTATACTCATTATATATATAAAAAGGTATTATATTATTTTTAATTAAAATTGATATTAAATAAATCAAAAATATAGACAAACATAAATATCTATATGAATAAATTAACTAATATTCCTAACAAAATAAAACAACCAGCTCAATGTTGTATACATTGCGGGAAAAGTTATGTTAAAAGAGTGAATTTGGATAACCATGTTATTATTTGTGAGCTTTTACATAACAGAAGAAATACATCATTAATTATTGAAGATGATGATGAACCACTCCCATCTCAAAGAAAAATGTTTCATATGTTAATTGAATTGGGACAAAAGTATAATAAATTGGAAGAAAAAGTTGAAGAATTAAATAAATGGGTTATTAAAAAGAAAAAGAAAATAAATATTCTTGAATGGTTAAATGATAATAATAGTCCAAATATATTATTTGATTCTATTATTGATAAAATAACTGTAAATGAAGATGATATAAAAAATTTATTGGAAAATCCGTTTAACGATGTTTTAAATGATATATTTTCAAGAACAATATATAATTTTAATGAAGAAGAGAATCCAATGTTTGCTTTTGTTCAAAAATCAAATGTATTTTATATTTATGAACAAATTGATAATAATAAGAAGATGTGGGTTGAATTGTCGAAAGAAAAACTAATTAAGTTTTTAAATAAAGTTCATACGAAAATTTTAAAAGCATTTTGTGATTTTAAAAAGGAAAGAATACAAGAAATTAGAGCAAGTGACAATTATTCGATAAAATGCGATAAGACAATGGTAAAAATAATGAGTGTTGAATTTAAACAGGAATCTATTTTATCGAAGGTTAGAAGCATGATGTTTGCGAAAATGAAAACAGATATGAAGGCTCTAGTAGAGTTTGAGTTTGAATTTTAAATACAAATATTTCTATTTAATAAAATTTATTTTTTTTCTTTATTTTTATTTTTATCTTTAGTTTTTTCCATAAGGGCTTCTTTAAGTCTAATAGCCTTTTGGTTATAAACATCTTTACTTTTATTCCCCTTTAATTCTTTGCGCGTTTTTGGCTCTTTGTAATCCATTTTTAATAATTATAAAATACTTTTATTTATAATTATTTAATCAATTTTTTTTGATATTATTTAATTTAAAGTTTAAACAGAAGGGAAACTTGGTTGCATTGCGATACCACAAATTCCAGGGTCATTTGTAGAATCAGAACGAGCAATCTTTACATAACCATTATCACCCCAAGTAGTTGACCATGAGTTCTTAACAAGCCAGTACTTAATACCATTTTCCTCACCATAACCAACAATGAGAACGCCATGGTCCAAATTGGTTCCGCAACTAGTAGAAGTTAAAATACCACTAGAATAGGATTGGAAATATTTGGTATCAGCCTCAATAGCAATAGAAACAGGTTGTTGAGCAACGGCACCCTTCAATGAAATTTGGTCATTGGGTTTAACATCAGAACACTTTGAAAGATGGGCAACAGATGAACAAGAAGTTTTACATGAACCGGATGATCCAGTACCAGAAGTGTAAGGATAAGATGAGAGAGCACATTGACCATGTTCAATAATGTACTTAAAAGCACCATCCATTTGACCACCATTACATCCCATACTTCCATATTTAAGACCAGCACATTCAACAAGTTGTTCCTCAGATAAGTCAATTAATTCACCCTTAGAAATTGCCCAGGCGCCTTCAACAGCACCGGTGGCAGAGAAAGTCCAGCATGAACCACATTGTCCCTGGTCCTTTACAGAAGTGACGGCACCCTTGTTACGCCAATCGATGGCAGAAGGGGCACCAGAAGCAGAGCTTGAAAATGAACCACAACCAGATGATTCAACCTTACCTTGAAGACCACTAACAAATTGAGCCTTAAATTCCTCAGGAGTTAAATCAGTAAATTGATTTACACCCATAGTGAAATTTTGGTTATGATCTAAGTTATGAATGACAATATTACGAAGATTGGTGCGGAAAACTTGAAAACGATTTTCTAGCTCCTGTAGAGTCTCATATTTTCGGCCGAATCTCTCTTGGAAATTAGAAAATTGTTTCCACTCATCATGCTCATCTAGAAGAGTAGTCATAGTTCCACGGAGGGAACTCTCTGAAGCGTAAACACTAAAAAGTGTTGCCAATAAAAATAATGCTCTGAACATTCTATATACTTAGATATATAAAAAAGTTTTTATTATGTTTTTAATTAATATTTAAATTTTTTATCCCTAAATAAGTTTATAAATATTTCTTCGTAAACTCTTCTGGTGTCATAAGAGTCACACCTAATTTTCTTGCGTCTGCCGCCTTACCAGTATCCTCATCTTTATCTTTTACTAGAACAATGAAGGTATTTTTTGAAACACTTGAACCCAATTTTGCGCCTACATTTTTAATAACCTCTTGAATTTGCGCATCTCTGAATCCTGTCATAACAATTGTCTTTCCAAATAAAGGATGTGATTCATCAACTGGTTTTTTCTCTGTAATTTCTTGTGCCAACTTTTTAACAAGACCCGCTTCTTTAATGAAGTTAATAAAATCAGGAATTCTCTCTACGAATGCTTCAGCTGTCTTTTCAGCCATGCCTTTAATCGCAGAAATCTTTGCTACTTTTTGAGTATTCGATTCTTTTGACAAGAGCACATTAGGATAGGAATCCATAATAAGTTCCAGCTTTTTCTCACTGAAACCACGACCAAACATATTAGATGCCGACATAATTGTTACCAAAGATGCCGCATCAATTTTCTCCTTAATTCCATTATACAGTTTATTAGCAGTTTTATCCTTAAAACCTTCTACTTGTAATAAATCATCTACATCCATTTTAATAATTTCAGGAACAGTATCATAACCAGCTTGAATAATACGTGCGACATTTCCTGAGCTTAATCCTTCAACTCCAATTCCTCTGAAGAATCCTGTAATATTTTTCTCCTTCACCGTCTCATCTGAATCCAAATCTTCAAGCATAATATCAACATGAGTATCATTCCATTTAAATGGAACGGATGGCATTTTTGCTTGTTCAGCTGGTGTAGTTACCTTACGAATATGAGGAATAACATCTCCACTGCGAATAAGCTCAATAACTGCGCCAACTCCGACCTTGTTATCATTGATAAATGAGCCATTAAAACCGGTTGCGAATTCAATGCGAACTCCGCCTAGATTTATGGGCTCAATTTGAACACGAGGCTTCAAATATCCGTCCTTACTTGCCGTCCAAATAACATCAACAACTTTTGCTTCAGCAATTTGGTCAGACAGAACCATTTTAAACGCAAATGCGTGCTCTGGATTTCCAGCTTTTCTAGTATATTTGGCATCATTTGTTACAATAACGCCATCAATTTCATAAGCATAATTTTTACGCCATTCAACTAGAGTTTCAGATAGTAATTCATTTGTTAAAACGCTTTCGGTCTTCCATAAAACTACTTCTACATCAAGAGTAGAGAGAAATTCCATTTGTTCGGAAGGCTTTTTTACAGGAGCAATCACTTCATAAGCAACAAAATGTAAATCCTTAATTGCTTCATTTATGGTCTTGTGATTAACAATTCCAGCAACCATGTTTCTAGGATTAGCAAACTTAGTTTTATATTTTGAATCAAATATATTCTTAGGAATAATGAATTCACCTCTAATCACAACGCCTTTGGTTTTTGGTAGGCGCAAATGAGGAATTAAATGGCTCACATCTTGGCCGACTTTTCCGTCGCCTCTTGTGTACAATTTGGGTGCCGAGCCTTCCGTCGTATACAGACCACTGACGCCATCTAGTTTACACGATAATAGATAAGGCCCGCGATACTTTGCCATCCAATTTGACAGCGCACCTGTATCCGGTTTTATCTTATCCATGGAACCCATCGGATAAGGAAGTGTTACCTTATTACGCTCTACTTGCGCTCCAATTTCGACAATTGCTTTATTACTCGGGTATTTTTTCTCAATATATTCCTTAACAATATCATATTCATTATCAGTCATAAATGGCTGCTGATTATAATATGCTTTATTTGCCTCTCGAAGAATTGATGATAACTGATTTTCATTTAGTGATTCTAGAACTGAAATACCATTTTTCTTAAAATTTTTAGCAATATCAACCACACTTTGGTCTATTTCTTCTTCATCTTCACTATCACTTTCAATTAATAAAGTCTTAGCAGGTGTTACTTTTTTTACAACTTTTTTAGCAGCAGGTAATACATATTCTTCAGAACTTGATTCCTCGATAACTAGCTTTGAACCTGGTTTATTTGTCTTCAAAATAACTGCTCTTCCATCTGTGCGTTCAGTTGGCGCTTTATATTCTAGACCCAAGAAATTGAAAATGTCCTCTTCAGTCCTGAAGTGATGTGCTACTTTATCGCCCTTCTTTTTCCCCTCCATCTTGTTGATTCCATGCTCGTTCATGGTATAACCCTTTTCAAGAGCAATATGACGCATAACTGTATTGAAAATCTTGCTTCCAGTGAAGTAGAGGATAGCAAAAGGAAATTCTTCCAGACCGGTATACAAGAAATCAACTCGACGAACTGAATCTGAAGAAGGAATCTTTGCCATAACTAAACACTTGGTTGGACCTCTCGAGAGAATCTCCAATATAATTTTCTTTTTAATTAATTCATCTATAAAATTTATAAACACTTTTGGTGAATCAGATGTAATAATTACGTCAATATCACCGGAACTTTGAGCTCCACGACGATAAGAACCAACAATCTCAAATTTGGAATCAGAGGTTGCGACCTTCTTAAAATCGCTCTCGAAAAGACCTTTATAGTCCTCTATTTCTGAACGAGGAATTCTTTTTAAGACATCTTCGTAGTATCTAAGACCTACTTTCTGAATATCATTGAGCATTTGTTGGTTTTCTCTCAACTGAGCAATTGAAATAATACCATTGTCTACTAATTCCTTTGCTTTTTTAGGACCAATGCCATAGACCTCGGCCAAAATATTTACCGGATTATTTTTCTCTCTTTCTAGAACTTTCAAGGTTCCAGTTTCAACATATTCATTCAATTTCTCCATAATTGTTGAACCAATTCCTGGCTTACCTTTCAAATCGTTTGGGCTCATAATGTCACCAGGATATGCCATAATAGTTTCCTGGGCTTTTTGATAAGCACGCGCTCTAAAAGCTTCACCTTGTTTCAACATGATATCCGCGAGCTGTTCCATCAGCTCAATAAATTTTTCATTTAATCTACCAGTTGGTAATTTCGACATTTGTGTAATATCTTGTGATATCTTTAAATCTGTTTTGGTTATACCCTCATTTTTTTCTGGATTAAGTATTTCAATTTTTTCTTTTAAAGATGGTGTAGAAGATGACTCAATTATTAATAATTTCTTTTTTCTAGTGCCCGTCTTTTTACTAATTTTTTTACTCTTCTTTCTCTCTGAAGAAGAAGTTGATGATGATTCTATAATTAGTTTATCCTTCTTTTGTGTTCTTTTTTTACCTTTTGGCATTATATATAATATATTTAAAAAAAAATTGATTTTAAAATACTAATTATAAATATAATCATAATTAGTATTACAGCAAAATGACATCAGTTAACGAAAACAATTTATTACCCCCCGTTCCTCCAACTGAAGAGGAAAATATTATTCCTGGACAATTTGAATATGTTAAGGATTCATGGCAAAGAGAAATGTTTGTTAATGCTTGGCAAGCAATTACTATAACCGAGACTTGGGATTTTGTTAAACAGCCGATAGATAGTTTTATGTGGAGTGATGATCCAAGAGTAAGAATTATTGGTAATAAAATGGAAGAACTAGGATATGGCGGACATTCAGGCGCATCATTTGGTTGTACTATGAGAACGATGCAGTTTATTGCGAATCATGGTGAGAAAAAATTCAAGGAGGAAATGCTATCTAGGAATTAATAATATTTATATTTATATTTACATTTAATTAATTTAAAATATATAAAATACAATTTTTTTATTCATCTTCAAATAATATTTTAATTGGAATACCATTTACTCTATCTTCACCGTTAATTACAAATTTAATACCATACTCTTTACATAATTTATATATATTTTTTACTTGTTGATTTTGGATTAAATACTCGACAGGTATACCTATATGGCTAGCATATCCAGCAGGAATTTCATATAATATATTGCCGGATTTATTAATTATTTTTAAATGTTGAAACATAGCCGGATCGTAAAGGGCTTTTTTAAAGTGTTTTAAACTCTCGAAAATAAGTATAGAACAATTATAGTCACCTCTATCTCCCCTAAGTTTTGCCGTTATTTGATGAATATCGCTATCTTTGTGTGCGAAAACGGGAGAATAGTCACGATAATAACCAACCAAAATATTATCCATTAATCCAACACTACTTTCCTCTGAAATTTGTTTTAGTTTGCTTTTCAAATCAGCATGAACCTTTTTAATATCTTCCCTCTCGGTCTCAATAATGGTCTTCTCTAAATCTTCCTTTATTCTGTTTATATTTTGTATCATAAATGGATGCCATACATCAGTAAAGTCGGTGATACGCTTTTCCAGCCTCTGAAAATCATTAAATATGCCATTTTTAAGCTGGCTTAGCTCTTGAATTAGCAGTTGGTTCTGCGTCTCCAACACAGATATGCGATGGTTTAACCCTTCCGTCGCTTCTCGAATAAGCGCTTTAACCTCAACCTCGTATTTAAATCCCTCCTTCTTGCCGAACATTCTAATATGTTATAACTTGGTATGTTTAATATTTAATGTTTTTTACATATAACAATAAAAGTATTTCAATTTTATTTTTATAAGTTATTTTTTATTAACTCAAAAATTTATAAAAAATTTTTTAAATTAGGAAAAAAAGTTGCCTCCAAAAGGGAAACCCTTTTATTTTTTATTTAATTAAAATTACATGTTTAAAATTTAAATATACGAAATATGACTAATTTTTTATGTTTTTTATTCCTTGAGATTCTTGATAGTATCAGCGAGAGTTTGCGATTTGATTGTCTCTGTATAGTATAGGTTCTGGAAGTAAGCCAATTGAGAGCGCAACATCTCATTATCCTCCTCGAGTGACTGGACATAGCGAGTATCGAATGTAGCAAGATGACGGTCCTCCATCTCCATTTCGGCTTCCATATCAGCCAACATTTGCTCATCTTCCATTTGCTCAAAGACCAAATCCATCTCTTCCTGAGTGATTTCATTATTTACGAACTGAGCGGCGGCATTAAAATCACTCTCGAGCTTGACTGGAGTAGGAGGCTGAACAGCTTGAGCCCATGTCTTGGTCTTCTTAGGGTGCTTAAACCCAAGCGGATAAAAGTTAAGCGTAGGAGCAACAGGCTTCTCTGGTGTAATGTAGTTGTTAGGCTTAGCTTCCAATTCACTCTTGGATTTCGCAGGAGTGTGACCATCATCAAACCCAGCACTAGGCTTGTGATTCACAATTGAACCGTTGAAGGCGTCAAGGTCAATTCTAGGCTTGCGCTCACCTGGCACATGCTTCTTACCCTTGTTCTCAAGGACAATCCAATACCAAGGGTCGTCATACATGATACGAGCTTCCTGAGCAGGATTCAAGACGCGCTCCTGGAAATTCTGAGCGACAATATTGTCATACCACTGGTAAAAGTGGATATACGCGGCATTATATGGCTTACCATCACTGCCAGTCTTAGCCACAAAATCGACACGCTTTACCTCACCAATTCTCATATTTTCGATGATATCGAAGACCCTGGCGCTGGTATAGTTAGCGTAGATATGGGGAATGTAGAGACTAATATTCTGAATAGCGGACATTGTTAAGTTGATTGCTTGTTGCGGTTTAAATAATTATTATATATCTATAGTTGTGAGTCGTAAAAGTATCTCAATTTTTTTTTAAATACTTATTAAAACGATTTTACTAAAAATCTATAAGGCTTAAAAAAGAGCACTGAAAAAAAGGCACCATAAACCAGATAAATTTTTAGTTTAATAAAGAAATGGCTCTTAATAAAAAAAATTGAAATACTTTTTTGCTTCTAGGTGAAGAGTATAATTTAATATATCAATTTGTCTTGAACACAAATTACTACTACTGAAAATGAGTCACAACTGCGAAAACCAAGATTGCCCTATCTGTATGGACCCTATTGAGGGCACCAAGAACTGCATCACTACCGAGTGCGGACATGCCTTCCATGCTAACTGCCTTATGACCAGCGTTGCTCACAACGGCTTCGGCTGCCCTTACTGCCGCACAGCTATGGCTGAGGTTCCTGAGGATGAGGACGATGAGGACGATGAGGTCGAGTATGACGAGGATGACGAGATCTTCTCTGATGATACTCTTAGAGGATTACGCTTCTTCATGAGCAATCTCGCTGGTGAAGAGCACGACGAACAGGATGTTGAAGAGGAAGAGGTTTATCTTCAATACGAGGCCGCGGAAAATGCTCAACCTGAAGAACCTGTGGCACCTGTTCCAACTGCCGGCTTTATTGTCGAGAAGCTAACTCAACAAGGTGTTACTATGGAAGACCTAGTAAAGGTATTATTGATAGGCCATGACGAATATGAGCCTCAAAGCGAGCATTTAGAGCGTCTCGATAGCGAGATGTTTGGTAAGTTACGTATTATTATTTCGAATTTCAATCCTGCCGTATAAAAGTCTTAACAATTTCTGATAAAAGCAATATAAAATATTAAATCAGAGTTGTTCAAGACGTATAAAAAAACATAAATTTCCTTGCTTTTATTATTTATTGTTTAATGTTTATAATTTAATTAATTAAAATATTGAAAAGGAGCCATTATGGCTAACCTTTTTTCACTGACCTTAAATTCGGTTTTTTTACTTTTATAGTATTATTATTCATAGCCTTTTTTTTCGTTTCAATACAATTTTTAATTTGATACTCAGGTATTCCTCTTGTTTTGGCATATTTATTAATCATATGGTTTACTAATATTGCTGATGTTGGTTTACTATGTAACATCATATACTTCTGAATTTCTGATGCTTCATTCATATGACAAAATGCCAATGAAGAACTAAAATGGAAAACAACAATAATAATGGCAATAGCTGAGGCTGGGGTAAGGAACATTTTAATTATACATTTAATATTTTCATTACTTTTAAATCAATTTTAAATAAAAGTAATCTAAAAGTTGTATAATTATGGTACATAGATATAATTTTATTTAAAATAAAAAAAATTGAAATGCTTTTATAACTAATAATTAAAAGCATAATCAGAACTATAACCAGCAGTATTTAACTTATCAAAATGAACTCTTACACCAGCATCTACATCCCTCGTATGTCTACCCGTCATACCGAGAAAACAATTAAAAATATTATGTCTTCATATCGAATTGGAACTGTTGAGAGAGTTGACTTCACTCCAATTAACAAGAAGCCAGGATTTGGAGAGAATGTTGACCAGGTTGTAATGTCAGCATTTGTTCACTTCTCTGACCCTCTTCTCGGATTAGACAATTGCTACAATTACATGTCAGATTCTTATCTTGGAAATAACGATTTCTGGGATGATATCTCAGCTAACCAACCATATAAACTTCAAATTGCTCGAAATGAGTATTGGATTTGTTTGAAGAACAAAAGCCCTGTTCAATACACCATGATGAATATTCATCAAGTTGTTGAGAATGGGCGCTACTTAGAAAATTTAGTTGAAGAACAGAAGAATAAAATTCAAAAATTAGAGAAAAAAATGGATAATATGAATGAGGTTATTAGACAATTTGTTGGAGGATTGTTTTGTCAACGCACTCAGCAGGGTATTTTAGAAAATTTTCTGAGAGTTCTAGATGGCGAGGGCTTCTCTTCAGAACCACTGCCAGAAGATACACACAATTGGAGCCACTGGCCTACGACTCGCCAAGGCGATGAATGCGAAAAGAGAATTGTTGATTTGGAACGTTATATGCGAGATGTAACTGGAGATATATTACAACTTAAGTATCCTCGTCACGCACGCATTACACCTATCTTCAACTCTGAAGAGCAAGATGATTATTTGCTTATGAGGAAGCATGAAAATAGTAATATGGATTACGATAATGATTCTATCAGCACTCATTCGAGTATTGAGATTGCCGATGATAATAGCACTCACTCAAGCATGCCTGACCTTATGGAAATCCAATCAGTTGATTCTGATAAGAGAATTAGAAATAGTTACGAGCTTTGCGGAAATAATTAAATATTTAAAAACATAAAAATTAAAAATTTAATATAAAAATTTAATATAAAAATTTTTTTATACCACATTATTAATGTATAATTTCATTAACGGAATGAATGGTTTAAACGGTAAAAAAAGGTCTAGAAATATCCCAACAAATCTTGTTCGTGGAACTCCACCTGAAAAACCGAGTGTAGCAAAAACAGTCGCACTTTTTAGCCAACCTTATTTAGACACCTATAATAAATGCTATAAAAATATTGTTGTTATTAATTTGATGCCTCAAGGACCATTAGCTGACCTTGTTAGGTTTACTAATTTTCCACCTTTAAGTGAATTTAAAACGCCAGGACCATGTAGCCCATTGAAACAATGTGGTTACGCATTAATGTCTCTCGGTGGCTGTAACATGGGTTGTGGTAAATTTGGCGAAGATTTAATGGTTGTCGATGAAGTACCCGATTTAATATCGTATATGGCAATGAACGGTTATTCTGTCGACACAAGTATAACCAAAATGTTTAATACAAGTGAAATTAGGTTTGATACCAATACCGGAAATAAATTAATTTGTTTTGCCACCTATAATGGTTAATCAATTGTTGTTACTTTTGTTATATTTTTTATTATTTTATCTTCTTTTTCCAAATCATTATCGCCTCTACCTCCCATTGATTCGACAATAATTGTATTATATTGATCTGAAACTTTTGAGGAAGCCTTGTTATAATCGGGATATTTTTCTTTATATTCTGGAAGTAATCTTTGATTCTTAATCATGACCTTTTTTATTACTTTTCTAATTTTATTTTTATCTTCGTCTTCTTTTTCCCATTTATTTTCATCTTTTACATAAAGAACTTCTCTCTTTTTGTCTGTACAATGAACAGGTCTTTGGGTAACATCTAGAGCGTTAAGATTCTTAGTAATAATATTAGATATTCCTTCTACGTATCCAATTTCACCAACCTTAATCAAATCAGTCAATTGAAGTTTAATAGAGTCGACAAAATCGGTAATATTCATGGCATCCTTACATGTTTCGTTTAAAAAGAATTGAAGATTAAATGTTTTATTATGTGAATTGGTATTGTTGTTATTGTGACTATTTGTGGTTTGTATATTTTTAGACATTTCTATAATAGTATTATTTTGCTCTATAATAGTGTGTTGAAGTTCACTATTTTGTTTAATAATAGTTAAAATAAGTTCTTGAGAAATTTCAGGTGATTTATTTGAATTTTGTGGTATATTACATTTTTTACTATGTCTCCATAATCCAGACTTATCTTTATATTCTTTGTTACAATTTTCACATGTAAATTTTGGTTGCTGGATTTGCTGGAAATTTGGTTGATTTTGGTTGCTAAAGGTTGATTTTTTGTGTTTAGCTGTCAGTAAGTGTTCATCGTAGTTACTCTTTCGACACGTTCCGTAGTCACAATATTCGCAGTAAAATTTCGGTGCTGGATTTGCTGGAAAAAAAGTTGCTAAAGTTGACATATATTAGCAACCGAAAAACAGTTTAAGCTTTTTTCCGCAAAAATAATAAAAAATTATCGTAACATTTTTATAATTATTTTTTTGGTGATGTGACGCTAATTTTCAATTATGGTCACAGAATTGTATTTTTTCCATAAAATATTCCAATATTTCAAAAATGGACATTTTTTTTGTCCAATTTCAAAATTCAAAAAAACTTTCCCAACACTTTTTTTACATTTTTAAATAATAAATTGACATTCCTACTTAAAGAATTATAAATATTTAAAGTATATGGGTATTTATAGTAATGGTAAAATTTTTGGATTAAGAATATATAATTTTAATGATGATTTTAGTAACACATTATTTGAAGAAAAATACGATGAAATAATGAGTCATGAACAAATGAGAGAAGCATATTTATTCTATAATCAAATCAATGATAAAAACAACATATCTTTTCAAATTTATACTGAATGTAGTAGCACATTAGATCCATATAATAAGGAAAATTTTATGGAGTGGTATCCAATATCTTTAAATAATTTTTTAGAAAAATTTTATGTTTGAAATGAAAAATAAAGCATATAATTTTAAAATTGATTTAAAATTATATAATAATTGTAAATCATAATTTATAATAATGACAGAAGAAGTTAACTTTGAATCACTAAATTTGCCAATTCCGGACATTGTAAAAACATATCCGGATGAAAAGAAGAGAGAAATTTTCGAATATTTAAAAGACATGTCTGAATTAGAAAAAGAAGGTTATAAAATTGCGTTCAATCATCTAGAAAGTTCGTTTGATATTTATAGAAGTAATGGTTTTAAGCATTGGAAGGGTAAAGCTTAACTGATTGTGGCGTTGCTTAAATAGCAAATCTGACTCTCTTGGATTTACCTTTGCGTTTTAAAAATTTTTTTCTAGTTTTGCGACCGCCAGTTAGAACTGGAGCACTACTAACTGGATTTTCAAATTCATCAATAGATTTTTCAACTCTATTAGTAATAGTTCCCCCAACTTTATTTAATTTATTTAGGTCTTCCCCAGGATTTAAATTAACAGAAGGAGGTGTAAATGCATTAGACATTCTCTCTTTTTTCTCTTCTAATTTATCAAGACCTTCATCAATATTTTTACTAGTTTCTTCAACAACTTTGGATATTGTAGATGTGGCTTCAGAAGCAGCAGAAGCGACGTCACCAATAGCTCTCGACGCGTCGTTAACTATTTTGCCGACTTCAATAATAGCTCCAGCCCCCGGAACAGCCGCCATAGCATCTGTTCCAACTTTAACAATACCAGAGACAGCACCAGAAGCGGCTTTTGTTCCAGCTTCATTTAATTGATCAATCGCCTTATTTATAGGTTCATCCATTGCTTCTACAGCAATATCGGTATATTGCGCGGCATTATCTAATGCTATTTTCGCCTCTTCTTTTAGTTCAGGTGTACTGAGTTTTTCATTAAAATTTTCTAATAATTTTTCTCCAATTTCAGCAGTTTCAGTTGCCGCTTCACTTAAGGTTTCACCAACCTTAGGACTTTCTAATACATCATTTATATTTTCGAGAACAGCAGCGGAACCTTTGTCAACGACATTTTTAACATCTTCTATAATTTCTGAAGCAGCATTTCCAATTTCATTAATTTTCTGGTCAACCTCTTGTGTAGAAGTATTTTGTGTAGGTTGTTGAATAGGTTGTAACCCAACTAATCTTAAACCTTTATCTTTAACATAATTAATTGCTTTGCCGGAATAGCCAGATAATTTATCGCCAATTACATCAAAAATACCTTTACTTTCATCAGTTACTTCTACAGCACCACCATAATGTTTTCGAGTTTTATTTTTTCTATTTCTTCTAATGCGTTTGGTTTGTTTATTCATACTTATATTATAATAAGAAGTTTAATTTATATTTTATTACTTACAATAAAATATAAACTTTGTTAAATTATCTAGATTTATTTTTTTAACATATTTTTCTTAAAATCAGCAAATGACATGGCGAATTTTTTATCGACTACTTTTCTGTCCACTTTTTTGATAAAACTAAAATTAGCAATTTTACCTTCATACGTATATCTATTTGCCTTTTGTTTTAATAATATTTTTTCGTTTTCTTGAGCTTGAGTTAATTTTTTATTAGGAATACTATTTTTGGGGGGAGCGGCTGTGGTTACATGACCAGTTCCAGACTCTTTATTATAACTTTTAAATTTAGCAAATACATTTTTCTTCTTTTCTTCAATAGGTGCTTTATTTTTGATAGCTTCCTCTTTTCTTCTTTTTTCTTCTTCCTCCTTTTCCTCCTTTTCCTTTCTCTCTTTTTCCCATTTTTCTTCAGCTAATTTTAATTCTTCTTCCATATCTACAAAAATAGGTCTACAACCAAATTGTTTGACATATTTTCGTCCAACAACTTCTAAATATCTATAAGGAATAGTGTTATCGCTATAAAATTTAAAAGATTCTCGCTCAACATCATAAGTCATTAGAACATTTCCTAAAGGTGTAGTTTCAATAACAAAACAATTTTTAAGCCTTTCCAAACTCTTTTTAATAATAAAATCTTTGGCGTTATTAAAAATATTTTTAGATTCTTCTTCTTGATATTCCTTAGATGAATA